GTTGTTGATCGCCTTAAAGCCCTAAAGCCTTGTAACTTTGCTTGGAAGGTTGACGGAACCCGAGTTGATGGCTTTATAGCACACGAAGCTCAAGAGGTAGTCCCCGAGGCCGTTACAGGTGAAAAGGATGCGCTGGACGACGAAGGTAATCCAGAATACCAAGGGATTGACCAAGCTAAGTTGGTTCCCCTGCTCACGGCTGCCCTTCAAAACGCCCTTGAGCGCATTGAGACCTTAGAGAATCTAGTTCAAAACCCACAATAACAACAAAAACAATAAACACACAAATGTGCACTAAAAAGACTCTTTATATCAAAAAGAAACCTAAAACTATTCTAGTAAAGAAACCTAGAACCATGATACGAAAAATAAAGAAATGACATGAACACTACAGCCCAAAAAGCAGCAGTAGCAGGAGGAATTGTTATTGCTGTTTTGACCGCTATAATCATTGATGACATAGAGGAGCATAGAAACAGACTTCAAGAAGCTATTCTCGATAACGCTCGTCAAGATGCGGAAATAAGACATAACAGCGAAGCTTATAATAAACTTGATCTAAGATTAAAGGAGCTTCACGACATATCTATTCTTACTAACAACAGTGTTATTAGAGTAGAGGAACACATAAAAACCTTTGAAGTGGATAAAAGGAAATAATGAAAGATTCAAAAGAAAAGCTCTATAACTTACAAGACCTTCTCATTGAGGAATTTATAGATCGAATCAAGAGCGGCGAGGCTTCCCCATCGGATCTTAACGCAGCTCGTCAGCTCCTGAAAGACAACCAGATAAACGCTACAGTAACAGACGAAAACCCCATGTCTACTCTTGTTAATATCCTTCCCTTTAACGACGATGGGGTAGACTCGGTGGCTGTTAAATAATAAGATGAGTGAGCGTAACTACCGAAAGGAATATGACAACTACCACAAGCGTCCTGAGCAGCGAAGGCGTAACGACGCCCGAAAGAAAGCTCGGAGACTAATGATAAAGAAACACGGCAAGGCAAAGCTGGCTGGAAAAGATATTGACCACAAAGACCGAAACCCTAAGAACAACTCAACAAGAAATCTTAGGATTCAGTCAAAGAGAGCTAACAGAAGCCGTAACAAATAGAGCACACGTGTAATGAGCAAAGGAAATAAAAACGAGGAACCGAACAATGAAAACCTCGTAGCATTTGTTTCCAAGCACTTAAAACTGTCCCAGTTCTGCTTCTGGTTTGTTAGTCGGTTTTTATGCTTAAACTCAGAAACAACAAAAGGTCGCTCTTAAGCTAAGACTTATAAAGTCTACGCCCACTAAATTACCTATGTCAACCCTTATGGAAATCCCTCCACAGCTTCGAGACTTTAAGAACTTCATGTATTTGTGCTGGAAACAGCTGAATTTACCTGACCCTACCCCTCTCCAGTATGACATAGCTGATTACATGCAACACGGGGACAAGCGGGCCATTGTTCAAGCGTTTCGGGGCTGTGGTAAGAGCTGGATTTGTTCTGCTTACGTGGTTCACCAGCTTCTCTTAGACCCATCTTTAAACATCCTTGTGGTCTCAGCCAGTAAGACACGTAGTGACGACTTCAGCACCTTTACGCTTCGCCTTATTGGTGAGATGGAGATATTGAGACACTTGAGACCCAAGGATAACCAAAGACAATCTAAAATATCGTTTGACGTAGGCCCAGCCCCAGCAGCACACGCCCCTTCGGTAAAGTCTTTGGGTATCTCGTCACAGCTCACAGGTTCTCGGGCAGACATCATTATTGCCGATGACATTGAGGTAGCTAACAACTCAGCAACCATGCTCATGAGAGAGAAGCTCTCGGAACAAGTAAAAGAGTTTGACGCTATCTTGAAGCCAAAGGACGAGTCCAAGGTGTTGTTCTTGGGGACACCTCAGACGTTTGACAGCATCTATAGCAAGCTTCAAGAACGTGGATATGTAACTAAAATATGGCCCGCTACCTACATAACTGAGTCCATAAATGAGAAGGTTTACGACTGTAACGTGGCTAATATCTGCGTCAATCCTGAATTTGAAGGAAAGACAACAGAGCCTAAACGCTTCTCTGACATAGACTTAGAAGAACGAAAAATTAGCTACGGGTCTGCGGGATACACCATGCAGTTTATGTTAGATAGCAAGCTTTCTGATGTAGAAAAGTATCCACTAAAGATCAGCGACTTGATTGTGACCACGGTTGACAACGAGGTAGCCCCTGAGAGATACGTGTGGGCCCGTGATCCTGACCTAGAGTGGGACTCAAGTGTTCCTAACGTGGCTTTTGCAGGAGAACGCTACTATCGCCCCTTTAAGACCCTTGGAGACATGATCCCTTACACAGGTAGCGTGTTAGCCATTGACCCCTCTGGACGAGGCAAGGACGAAACAGGGTATGCCGTATGTAAGATGTTAAATGGTAACCTGTATGTCCCAGCCGCTGGGGGCCTCTCTGGGGGATACAACGAGGAAACCTTGGAGGAACTGGCTCACCTAGCCAAGAAACACAAGGTCAACTACATCGTCACTGAGAGTAACTTCGGGGACGGGATGTTTAACGAGCTCATTAAGCCTGTGTTAGGCCGTATTTACCCTTGTTCTATCGAGGAGGTCAGGCACAGCGTCCAAAAGGAGAAACGTATCATAGACACCCTAGAGCCCGTTATGGCGGGCCACAGGCTTGTTATAGACCCCGAGGTAATCAAGAACGACTTTGAGACCGTCCAGAGGTATCCCCACGAAAGCCAACTGAAATACTCCCTGTTCTATCAGCTCTCAAGGCTAACAAGGGACAAAGGTGCAATTACTCACGATGACCGCTTGGACGCCTTGAGCATTGCTGTGAGCTATTGGGTGGAACAAATGGCTCAAGATGCTGAGGTAGCTATGAACAACAGAAAAGCAGAACTTTTAGACAAACAATTGCGTCAGTTCACAGAAACCTACTTTAAAACACGTAAGGATTCTAGAAATATTTTAGTTTGGTAACAATTGAAGAACAATGATTTATGAAAACAAAAAAGGTGTTTAGAATTTTAAGCTTGACACATTTTTTTATTTTGGTATAATCTATCTATAAGATAGCTTAAAGGTCTCTAACTTAGAGTTATTTTTTTTTCTTTTTTTTTAATTACCTATAAATAAGTCCTACTTTAAGACAGCTTATAGGTAACTTATAAGATGGATTTTTAATAGGTAACAAAAATAAATCCTCCTATAAGTCCTAACTTAAAGTTTTAATTAGAGGCGGCGTCAGCCACGTCAACAATTAGTTATCTTTAAGATATGTTATTCTTATATTGACCTACTTATAATTCCTGTTAAATCTTATAAATGTAGTAGTAGTGATTGATTGATGGTGTTGGTAAAAGAGGGAAAGGAAAAAGGGAGAGTAGGAGAAATAGATTATTAGATAAGGTTTCTTTTAGTGGTTTTTAAGATACCTATGTTGTTCTTCTTTTCTTCTCTTTTTCCTTTCCCCATATTTTAGTTACATATATGTATTGTTCTATCAATAAATTTATTCTTGTTTGTTTGTTAGCTATAATTAGTGGGTGTGTTCCTGCATCAGCTACTCCAACACAAAAAACTAAGACAACCCTAAGTAGCCTTGAGATATATCACTTTATAAAGGCTATCACTAAGAACACTAGAGGGGTGTTAGTGTTTGATGATTACTGTTCCTTTGTAGATAAGCACACAGCTTGGTTAGCCTTTCACGGTGCTAGGAACGCCCTAGCTAGAAAGAAATACACCTACACCAACGAACAGTTTGACTGTGAGGACTTCTCTAGGGAAGGCGTGTTAGCCCTAAAGAAACTTTACAACAAAAGAGGGCTTAAAGAGAACCCTTTGGTCGGGTGGGTGGTCTATGACGTAGATGGAGACCAAGGATATCACGCTAGGCCGTTTGTAATAGACCTAGAAGGCCGTTTGTTGACCTACGAGATGATGACCCCTATTGAGCTTAATGCGGGCCTTCAGGAGCTTTCTGAGACCGAGTTGGCCTCGGTGCATTGGGTTATTATATAGGGGAGCTTTAGGGGGCTCTAGGTGAGCTCTAAGGGGCTCTAGGTGACCCTTGGTGGTTTTGGGGTAAAAATGTGAGAGGGTATACGTAATAGAGCGCGGCCTGATTTTCCCCGCCTTATGGGTCACATTTGGGTATCTGGACAGTTTCTCGACATTAGACAGGGGGCTTGCCTTTTGCGGCCTGAGATTCAAACGGATAAAATATGCCATTATCGAGGCGGACAGGACACACTGAGAGATGCTAGGCATGTTAGCTGGTCAAAACGTATGTCTGTTCTTATGATCGAAATATCATGTTTTTATCGATCACGCTTAGGGGCTCACTCACGGACTCACTCACGGACTCACTCACAACTCACTCACGGCTC